GTCTGCTCTATATTATTTCCCATTCTTTCTCACTTTGCTTAGGTTTCAGTTTCTTTAATTTTTTTTAAAAAATCCGCTGCGGGAATCACCCCGGCCAGCGGATTGTGTCAGCCGGGAGGCGTGGCTTAATACGAGGTACGATTTTCCTGCGTCAAAACAGGTACCAATTGCATATTACCAATCGCATCGAAATATAATGTCGTCACACTGCCTGCGTCGAGATCAGTCGTGCCTGCGGTAAAGTTTACGCCGGTTGCGTTGGACACGACGATGAACCCAATCAAGGCATTGTAAACAGGTTGTTGCGCACCGATTGGTGCGGGAGCAGTAGCTGCCAACAACGAGACCAAGTTAGCGATGGCAGCGGCAACGGTGGCGCCTGGTGTAGCCATGGCTGATGCACTAAGCGTTCCCGATTGGTTCACAAAGAACGCCCATGCCGCACTGTCACCAGTTGGCAACGTCCCTGCAATGGCGGCCATGTTCGTACCAGCCGCCACATAGACGACCGTTCCGTCAACCATCGCCACGATAGCGGAACCAGCCTTAGCCAGCGGTGAACTACCGGCACTAATGACCAGACCAGCCTTGGTGAACATGCCGGTATTTTTCAAATTAATCAAATCGCCAACGCAATCGCCAAGCTTTGCCGAGTTCATTGCCGGCGACGACTTATTGACTTGTTCCTGCTTTGAACCCTGCGGTGCTTTGCTCATTTCATTCTCTCTAAAAAATGGCCGGAGGCCGGTTATTCTGTTTCGCTGTCGTCGCCATCAGATGCCGAGTTCGACGCACTCTGCAGCGTCAGTGTTCTTTGCTTTTCAGCGAATTCTCTGGCTTCAACAACTTTTTTGATCTCAGCGGCAAGGCGTTGCGCTTTCCAGCGCGAGTCAACCTTGATACCGAGGTCTTCGGCTTGGACTGTCAGCGCAAGTATTTCGCTGTCGGGACCGTCGGCCAACGCAAACCCTGTGATTGACGTAAATCGCTTTGCCTTTTCTTCCGAGACATCGGCAGAAATCACATGCTCTCCATGCCGCTCGAAGGCAACGCCATCAATCAAAGTGGATGCGTATTTTAACTTGCAAATTACTCGTGGCATGATCAATTACTCAAGTGGTTGAGATACCCCGGCCGAAACCGGGGTCCAAGCGCATTGGAACGATTACTCGTTCGTGAATGGCCGCCAGGTGGCCTTGCTTGGCAAAATGTTTTTGATATAGCCATGGTGTTTCGGCTTTGTCATACGCAGATAACCAAACAGGAACTGGAACCACGAGATAACCGGCACGCCGCCGACACCGAAAGGCAAAGGAATCTTTGTCATCGGTTGGAATTGACGCCAGCCGATCGCGTCAGCGGCTTGGCCCATGTTCAACAACGGCACCTGGAACGTTCCCGGGATATCGGCGTTTTCGTCGGTATAGGTGGTGGTCGCTCCCGCGCATGGAATGACCTTGAACATGCGCAGAGTCGAGGACGTGTTTGGACCATTCTGATACGAACGATACAACACGTATCCGCTTTCGGTAGCAGCAGCCGAGCGCGTAATGGTCAAGACAGCATTGTCGCCAGCGGCAACGGTAGTCTGGATGCTTTTCACGCAAGCGCTGTAGCCTTTGCCGGTGGCATCGATTGCTGCAACTGCCCAGTAGTAGAGACCGGCACGGCTGGCATTGAAGGTGCTCGACGGGTCCGAGTTGACCGCAACAGTCAAGCCAAGCGGAAGGATAGCGGCGTTGGCGGTAGCGGCAGCGGTATAGTTAGGATCTGTTGCGCCGTCCCAGGGAACGATCATCGGATTCAGTTCGTCGTTCAAGAACGTATCCATGTGCGTTTTCATCGGGCCATGAGTCAAGCGAATCGCTTCGACGTGGCCGCCGATCATCGGCGTATTCGAACCCTGCGGCATCCAACGATAGGCTGGGTCCAGATCCGTGTTCAGATCGAGTTGGATTGTCTGCGGCAAGAATGCGTCTGTGCTTTTACCCCAGCTACCGTACCCTGAAACATTGGCGTTGATGGCAGAGAACGGAAGCACGCTATTCAATTTCGTGCCCTGCATGTCGTAGATGTTCCCGCTCGACATCTGACCGGCGGCGATTTGAGCGTCGATCTGCGCAAAAATACCATCGAATTGAACCGGACACGCAGCGGCATTGCCGTGGAAAAGCATGTATTCGGCATCGGTCAGCAGTTGCAGAGCGCCGTTGCGTTCTTCGACGGCCGTGGCTTCGATGATATTTTTGCCGATGTTCAAGACGTATCCGACTTGACGCAAAGACATCAGGAATTTGACCAAGCCGACTTCACGAGCGTATGCGCCTTGAGCCGATGCGACAACGCCCATTTGAGAATTCGCCGAACCCGCCAACACGCCACCGACACCGGTCTGACGAACGTATTCGTCGACGATATTCGTCGCGTTGGTCGACTGCAGCATGTTGAACAGCGTGAAGTTCTCATTCTCCTGGATCACGGTTTTCATGGCCGTATCGAGAGATTGAACGCCAAGCGAGCCGCCGCCGGTCAGGGTCGCGACGTCGGTTTGGTAGTTGCTGGCTTGGAGGGCTTTTTGCAAGTCCTCGAAGTTGGAAAGGGCCCCGCCTTGCGAGCCGCCCAGAACAGGGTTAGCACCGCCTGGTACCACCCCCGCATATTGATTGAAAATTCCTGCCATTTTGATTCCTCTTTAAGTTGACGGGTTGGTGGGGTGGGTTATGCCAGAACCTTTGCGACCAGAGACTGATCGATTTCGCGCGCTTGGTTGTTGCGCAGTGCGACATCGATAAATGTCAGGTCTTTGCCGGTGATCTTGCCAGCGTCGAAGGCAGCAGTGGCTTTCACCATGAAGGTCGAGCCATCGATTTGTCCAGCATTTTCGGACTTCGCTAAAGTCGCCGACGCATTGTCGTGAATGTTCAGCAGCGTCTTGCGGCCATTACCCTGGTTGCCGATTTTTTGCACATCGCCCTGCAGCGACTTGATGATTTCGGCTTGCCGCGTGATGACCTCGCCTTGTTTCTTGACGATGCCAATGGTCGCGGACAGCGCTTTCGCGATCACGTCTTCCGTGTCGTCGATGCGCCCGATCAGCGCCTTGACCAGCGCAGTACCGTCTTCAGCCTGGACTTCCTGGCCGTTGATAGTGACAGTCAGCGACTTCACGAGTGGGTTACCATCCTCGTCGAGTTCTTCGCCTTCGCCTTCGCCTTCTTTTTTCTTGCCTTCGGCTTTTTCGCCACCGGTGTTGCCACCGTCTTTCTTGCCACCCGCTTCACCAGTGCCACCCGCAGCGGCAGCAATAGCTTTATCGCCCCCGTCTGCCGGCAGTGCCTTGGTCATGGTGTCAAGTTCGCCTAACAGTGCCTCGAAGGCACCAACTTGCTTTTCGCTC